GATGGTAGCAGGTGCCTTGCGAGCCGCGATCGTAGGGTGAGTCGAGTTCCCCGTTGCCGATGCCGAACCGCGTGTTGAGAATGTCGGTCACCGTGAACGACGCGCGGTGGGTATCGGAGGAGCCGTCTTCGACCGTGCCGTCATCTTGCAGGAAATAGGCCTCGGCTGTTTGGTAGGTGTCGCCATCGGCAATGGAAAACGCCGTCTTGAGTTCAAACCGACGGAACTGGAAGGGCAGCGGCGAGCGTGGCCGGCTTGGGGGTGCCGACAGATCACGGCGCTCCCGTTCGTGGTCAACAACCACTTGCGCAATGCGCCGTCGGTCGTCTTCTCCGAAGTATTGCGCCATCAGTCAATTGCCGTCGGGGTCCATGTGAGATGGTCACCCAAATCTAGCGTCACGTCCAGCAACCCACACTGTTCGAGGTCGATACCGTTGGTCCATGTGACTGACGCTGCCGGGTCGTAAATCGCCGCGCCCGAGAAGGTGTTTGCGTTCGTAAATGTTCGCCCACTGCTATTGCGGCGGAAGTCCGTCACCGAACCCCCGCTTGCATTCAGCGTGGTACAAGTGCCGGTCGATGTGTAATAGACCGTACCGCCACGATTGTTGAGCGTTGCCACGGTCGCGGCTGCTGCAACCTCTACCGTACCGCCGCTATGCGTCAGTGCCGTGCTAATGGCACACTCGGCAACGGTTGCACCTCCGCGCGTGGCCAGCGTTGCCAATGTGGTTCCGGAGCCAAACGACACATTAGCATCGCTGCTTTTGTTGGTGATGTAGCCGATGTCGGCGGTCGCAATCGAGGCGGTGTCTCCAGCGTAGTAGGCAACGCCAACGGTCCCCTTGTTCACGTTGAGGGTGTTGGTCGCGTGGCCGCCTGATAAGATCATCGGTGGCACGTTCGTCTCGGCGGCCGTTCCGGTTCCGTTAACCGTGCATGCCGTCTTGACGTCCGTGTCCCACTCGATATTGATGCGACTCGACCCGCTCCCGTCAATCGTGGCCGTGGTGGCGCTGGTCTTCAATGCGGTGTCGCGATACTCCACGTAGCCACCGCTGTTCGTGCGAGGCAGGCCGATCGCTCCGGTCATCGTCGATTCGACGCGTAGCGATGTCAATTCGACCGCCGATTGGGCGAGCCCGTAAAGAATCGAAATCGCCGAGTTCTCGATTGCCACGTCATCGGCGTCAACTGGAACCGCACTGGTATCCCAATTCGCGGCGGTCGACCAATCGTTCGGCCCGCTACTCACCGTCGTGTCGACCTGATCCCCTACCACGCCGTCGCCAGCGGTTGCCTCGCTTGATGTCGTAATGAACGGCACCCCCGCAGTACCCGTCAACGTTACCGACGGGTTTGTGTCCGATGCCGTTATCTCCGCGAGCGTCGGGTCAGTCGACAAATTCCACGCCGCCACCAGTCCGGCAACCACGGCCGCGACCGTCTCGGTGCCAGCCACCGTGAACGTCACCGAGTAGCCGCCACACAACAACGTGGCCGTGTCGTTCGTCGCCCACGTATCAACCACCGTGTGTGTCGAGACTTGCGCTACTGCCGGCGCGTCACCATTCCATACTACCGTTCCCATAACGCATCCCTTCGATCATAAGAGGCCCAGCGGCCCAAATGCTTTTGATTTGTAAACTCGGAATTCCAGCATGAACGGGTCCTGCCCTGCCGGCATCTTCTTGCTAAACTCCGTCAACAACCCCCACTCTCCGGTCGTTGCCCCGAAATCGTCGTCCATGGCTTTTCTAACGCCAGTGCTCTCGCCGGGTGGTGTATACTCTAGTCCTTCATTAGGAAGCTTGACCGGGTTCCAGCCATCCTCTTTGAACTCAATCGAATAGGTAACCGACCAGAATGATATACCGTTTTCCACCTGTTCGATTGCGGTCGGCAAATCCATCTTGGCGGTTTGCGGCTTCTGGCCGAGAAAGCCATCAGAGTTGACACGGTTTCCATAGGAAAACGCCTCGGCCGGATCGTAGGTAGCTTGATTCCGCGTGACGATGAGACGCAGTTGTGTTACCGGAAACTTTGGTGGATTGGGCAGCGGCTGCCCCAGCGTATTATGGAACGGCTTTCCATCGATATCCTTGCTGCGTGTTTCCTCATAGTCGACCTTCTCCCAACGAAACTTGGCTGGCCGCGATAATGGATCATCTACACCGCCTCCATCGTTGGTTTCGGGGTCGCCATGCTTGCTCTTCCATGTGACCCTGACAAACCACACCGTTGCGGCCTGCTGTTCCGGCTTGATGTTTGTGACCAGTGCGCCGCCGTCGCGAGGATGTGAAGCGTTCCTGCGTGGAAGTCCAGACGCCTTTTCTACCAGGTCGCCGGTCACGTCGTCGCCGGAAGTGATGACGCGGTATTGATCCTTGTAGATGCGTGATCCGTCCGTGCTCCACTGTGGACCCGTTCGCTTGCCTTCCAACCGTACCGCTGCTGATACCGTCATCGTGGTTGGATCTCCACTTCCTGATCCGGTTCCAGTTTATCTTCGATCGCTTCCATGCGAGTGTTGAGCTTTTTGAGTTCTGCAAGCTGCTGTTGGCCGGTCTGTTGGACAACCGGGGTTTGACGATTCACCTGTGATAATCCTGGGCTTCTGCGATCTGCGCTCTTTTTTTCCATTATCTTGATTTCGTCCCTTAATGCTCTGTTTGCCCACGCCTCTGTTTGGGCCGCGCCAGGACTGAGCGAGACAGACCAATCGGAATTCCACAACACCATTTTTAGATACGCTAAATTCAGATCCTCAATCCAACCTACAAGTTTCTCGACTTTCCTGGCAACATCGACCAGCACGCCGCCAAACGAGTTGAGGCTGTCCGTGACCGTAGCCGTCGAAAACTCTGTCCACGACGCTGACAGCCGCTCCCACCCCTTGGCAAACGGTGTCAGTTGTTTGGCGGCCACCTTACCAACAACATCACCCAAACCAGTCATAGCGTCTTTGAAACCGTTGATACTGTCGTTTTCACCCATTAGTTTTGATATCTTTTTTACTGATTTATCCATGAACCCCAGGGTCAGTAATGTTTCCTTCATCTTTTCCGGCGACAGTTCCTCGAAGGCGTCATCCAAGGCCCTGATTGACTTGATTGGTCCAATAAAGTTGCCCTGTGCGTCAAAGGATCGCTGTATCCCGAGATCATTAAACGCCTCCTTATTCTTGATCGCCCTTGTCGTAAGGTCGCGAATGACAATACCGAACGCGGTTCCAGCGGCGGCCCCCTTATCCCCTTGCTCAGCAAAGGCCGCCAGTATAGCCATTCCCTCTTCCAGTGATATTCCCCACTGTTTCATCGCAGGCGCCGCGTCCGTGGTGAGTGCCTCGGCAAACTCCTGAACGCTTGCGTCGGCCAACGTGTTTGCTTTGACCAATACCGAGGCAATTTTCCGAAGGGATTCTAGATTTTTGATGGGATCTTTTGAACTCACCCCGAGGGCCTTTTGTGCATCCGTCAAGAGTGATGTAGCCGTCGCCAAATCAAACATGCCAGACTGTGCAAACGTCGCAACAGTATCCACCGCCGCAACAGCTTGCGCCGCATCCATGCCGGCCGAGAATAGGTAGTAGTAAGACTTGGCGACTTCCTCGGACGAAAACACCATCCGTTTAGCCACGTCGTGCGCCGTCTTCTCCATGACGGCCCGCATCTTCTTACTGACGTCGGTCGCTATCGCAAGCGAAGACGTCATCGCCTGATTGAACCCCTCGACGTTGCTACCGACACGAAACGCGCCGAAGATGGCCGCCATCGGCCCGAGAAACCCCAAACTCGCGACAAGACCCTTGACCGCGACCGCCGTCACCTTGGCGTGGACACCGATCAACTGGATCGCCCGGCCGGTTGCGGTCGCCGCTGGAATCACGGCGGCATAGGTAACGCCAAGATTTGCCATTGCCGCCGCGTATTGCTTGGTGGTAATCTTCCCCTTGGCCAACCAGCGGTCGAGCTTTACCACCTCTAGCTGATACTGCTGCAACGGCGTTCGGGCGGCGTTCATCGTGCTCTTTGCCACACGCTCGAACTTCCGCAGATCGGTGTTGACCTTGCGCAGACCGCTGGCCACTCCCGAGGAGTTCACCGACATCGCAATCTTGACCGCCTTGCCGACACCCATTTACTTCTTACCTCGCTTCTTTTTGGCCGAATTGGCGAACGCCTGAAATGCCGATTTCATGTCGGCCAGTTTCTGGGGCGGCTTGGGTGGGCTGATAAAGTCCGGCATGAAATCTTTCGGTTTCGGTGCTTGCCCTTTCTTGCAGTGTGGGGCCACCGCCGCGCTGGCGATAATTCCCGCATGTAACGAATCACGCTCCTCGCCCCAGGGGGCAACGCTGTAGTATGCCATCCACTCATCGAATACCCGACACGGCATCTCCTCGAGCATCCCGTCGACATCCCACTCGCCGAACGTCTTCGCTAAGAAGTAGGCGAATCGTCGCCGGTGGTTTCCTCGCAGTTTTTTACCAACTCCTCATCGTCCTCGTCGCTGATGCCAGAAATCTTTCTGCCTTCCTCCCATAGCCGATCGATCACACCCGCCGATTCGTCGCCGAGCCAACCCGCGTCTTGCGATGCAAACGTCAGTTCTCCGCTTTCGTCGCACACGCACAACGCGACGAACTTCGCACGCAGGTTTGCCAGATCCCGTTTTTTCGGATCCTTGACAATCTCCGCTTCCCACCGGTCACGCTCTTTGGCCGATAGGTTGCGAACGAACACGCTCCCATCAGCGTCGGACCATTCCGGCGTGGCAACGGCCTTGATGACTCGCTTCGATCGGTTGCTCTGAATCTGTTCTTTCAGTGACATCTCTTGGTTTCCCCGTGGTTAGAAAAAAACTATCGTGTAATGTCCTCGTGGAGGCTCGGCGAGATTGCGGTACGTGGACACGCAACGCCCCGCCGAGCCAACCACGGGGGACTTCTTGCTATGCTGATATGACGCCGACGCTCGGCGCAAACGTAACCGTTGACGTGATCTCCCCGTCCATCGAACCGCTCGTGCCTCGATCGACAACGATCGCGTTTGCAATGGGCGGATTCAGCGTCCCGTCTTCCCATGTGGTCACCAGCGCGCCCTGCATCCCGATGGTGCATTGCGTTGCCGGCAACCCACCGACGAACGTCGCGACCAGTTGCGGGTCGGGTACGCCGGTTCGATAGGTCGTCTCCGTGTCGGCCGAGCCGGTCACGTTGACCTTCGGTGCCGACTCGCTAAACTCCAGGGAACGGAGCCCGCCGAAAACAGCCGCATCGCCAGCAATCGGCGAGAAGCTCAGCGTCGACCCGTTAAAACCATCATTTTCGCCTGCCATGTTATTGGCTCCTTATGCTTCTGCGTCGGCTTGCCCGTTGGCAAACGTAACCGTTGACGTGATCTCCCCGTCCATCGAACCGCTCGTGCCACGGTCGACAATGATGGCGTTCGACGCGGTGGCGTTCGTTGTGCCATCCTCCCACGCGATAGCTAGGGCACCTTGTGTTCCGATCGTACATCCCAATGCCGGCAACCCACCGACGAACGTCGCAACGACTTGCGGATCGGGTACGCCGGTTCGATAGGTCGTCTCCGTGTCGGCCGAGCCGGTCACGTTGACCTTCGGTGCCGATTCCGAGAACTCCAACGAGCGGAGCCCGCCGAAACTGAGGGACGCGAAGCTCAGCGCCGACCCGTTAAAACCATCATTTTCGCCTGCCATGTTATTGGCTCCTTATGCTGCTGGCGTATACCACACAAAGTAATCTTGACTGACGCGATAGTCGCGCCGCTCTTGACCGGGCGACAGGGACTCGGACAGATCGTTTCCGTTCTCATAATGGCAACTCGATATCACAGGGTCGCCGGTCGCGTCCGTCCAGCTTTTCAATGCCGTTTTCACGACCTTTGCAAGTGCCTTCGCGCCCGCGTAGGTCGAGGCCCATACGTCAACTTGGATACGGCAACGGTTTGTCTCGGTTGCCCCCGTGGCATGGTTGATGCTTTGGTCGCTGATCGTTTGATAGGTGATATAGGGTAATGCCGTCGTGTCGTCCGCCATGACCGGAAACACCTTCGCGCCCACGATGTCGGTCACCGCTGTCGTGTTTTTCAGTTTGTAAACCATCCGTGTTTGCGGCATGGCATCACCCGGCCTTGAGGATTCTGTTTAGTTCCCGCTCGGTTTCCTTGAGCAGTTCCAGCTCGAGGAGTCTTGCAACGGCTTGTGCGTTTTGGTCCTCCGCCGGGCGTGCGTAGGGTTGCGCGGCAACTCGTTCTTCGCTGTGTGGCTTTTTATGCCCAAACTCGATCAGGTGTGCATGCCTTTGTTCCCCCCATGCCGGACCGATGGCCGCATAAACCACATTCTGCGACGAATACGTTTTGACGACCGTGGTAATTGATCTCTGCAACTCGCCCGTGTCGCGTGACTTCGCCGCGTGCCGCTTCATCGACCACTCAAACACCGTCGCCCCGTTCTTGACCGCCTTGCGAACCACCTTATTGACGATGTTCTCGGGCATATTCCGAAATGCCTCATTCAGTTCGTCGATCCCGCTGATCGTGATGTGGTCGAGCATCTGTTGAGCCATTACCGCTCCTCCCGACAGAACCACGTCAACGACGCTTTTCGCACATCTTTAATCAGAGCGACCGGGTACAAATACCGGTCACCGAACTTGATCCGCATTGCCTCCGTTACGTCTGCTCGGTAGCGTGTCGTGACCCTCAAGGTCGCCTCGGGTGACACCTGGGCCGCCTTCACCGCTTCGTCGCCGTATAGCTCAAACACATCCGCCCAAATCGTGTCAAGCGTTCCCCATGCGTCGATGTTCTCGCCGTAGTCGTTCGACGAGGCGGCCGTCGGTTGCTGGATCACGACACGATGGCGAAGGCGGCCCGATCTCATTGCGGCACCACCTCGGCTTTCGGTTCGGGCTTCGTCGACTCTTCCTCGACAACTTGCACTAGGATGGCCCTCCCCCGCCGAACAGCCCGCAGGGCGTCAGGTCTTAGTAGGTCCGACATCAATCCCGTATCATTCCAGCGAACTTCCATGGTATTTCCCTATGGGTTTGGAAACTGATAGAAACAATACGGCCCGAGCATCGTCTGAAACGCCTTCGACAACGGCGTCTCGCCCTCTCGGGCCTCGTTGTAATGCGAGACGTACAATTCGATGGCCGCGATGACCGGTTGCGGTACGGCCGTGGCGAGGCCGTAGCCCGCCACGTACCGAACCGCGATGCTATCCGCATGTGCCCGGACATCCGTCGGCCACACCTGGCCATACTTCAACCGCACGACTCCACGCCCGTGAACCTCCCCAAGCTCGTAGACGGTTACCGCAACCGTTTGCGTGTCACCATCGGTGTCGGTGTACGTCACCGAGGTGATGCTTTGGACCGGCTGTTTGGCCAGAACCAACACATCGTCAAACCCTCCGTCGAACGAATCGTCCCACGTCTGCGTGATGAACACCGATCGCGTTCGTGCCTCCGCGGCCTCCCGCGCCGCCGTAATCCGCGTGGCCAAATACGGGTCTTCATCCTGAATGTCGATCCTGCTGTGCTCGCGCACTTGCGGAACGGTCACCGGCTCGACGGTCGCGGCTGTAACGATCGTGCTTTTCATGGGATCACATCGGGCACGCTTTGACGGTGAACGTAAACGTCGCGTCGGAGTCGGTATCCACCTGGACATAGTTGACTCGCCACTCGTCACCGAGAAGATGGCGAATGGTTGTACCAGCGGCAAGAGGCGCATCGGCAAACAGCGTCTCGGCCGTCGACGCCGTGATCTTGCCGATAAACCGTTTGGCACCGCCGTTGCCAAGCACCTGGGTGAAATGGATCACGTCGACCCAGTTGGTTCCGTCGATCATCGTCTGAACTTTGACATCCAGCGTGTCACCGGCATCGGTCGCCGCCGCCGTCACGTCCAGGACGAACGAGACGGCCTGCATACTCGACGGCAGCCGAACGCCGGTCGAGTTTGCGTTGACGGCCCCAGCCACCGAGGTGACAGTTGCAAGCGTCACCACATCGTGAGCTTTTTTTACATCCACGAGTTACCCCCTTGGTTAGGCCGAGACCGCAGCGGCGGCTCCGGCTTCCTGGACGTATTCGTTCGCGGCGACGTTGCCGGCTCGACCACATCCGTCCGCGTCGATTGAGGTCAGGCAGTCGGTATCGTCACCGAGATAGATCAAGTTGTTGGTAACCATGCCAGTCGATGCGGTGATGAGATCGACCGCGCCAGCAAGATCGTTTCCGGCGGTCGTGCCGTTGAAAATTCGGTTGTTGTCGATCTCGATGCCCAAACAAGCAACCGTGGTCGCCGAAATGGCCGACACGGAAAACAGACCCGAGATCAGGTTGTCTTTGATCGTGACGCGATTACACGCGCCAACGATCTCAATGCACTCGGTCGCCTGCGTGACGCCGTAGAACGTGTTGCCCTCGATCAGCATGTCGTCCGCCGCAGCCGTCGTCAGCACACAGATTAGGAAGTTCTCGGAGGCGGTGTTTTCGAGGAATTGGCAATGCCGCAACGTGAAGCCCGCAGCCGCCACGTTTATTCCCATCGCCACGTCGAGATGGCCGGAACTGAAAGCGATGTTTTCGAGCGTGACATCCGCCGCCGTTACGCTGATGTACGTGTCGTCGAATCCGTCGATCAGGATCTGCGGCTTCAACGTTCGGCCACCGAGCCCGATGGTCTGCTGTCCGGCGAGAGACAGCGTCACGGCTGCCGCTGCGGTAATGCCGACAGTCTCCGTATGACCAGGCATCAGGTAGATCGTGTCGCCCGCCTCCGCTTGCGTCAGGGCGTAGACCCACGTCAGAAACGGGGCGTCGGGGTTGCGACCGTGGCCAACGCCGTCCTCACCGGCAGTTGTGTTCGTTGCGTCGACCCAGAAAATGTTACCCGTCGGGAATGTTTCACGATCCAAAACGGAGAAGAGGCCGCCTGGTTGGTTTCGTCCATAAAGTTTCGTATCCATCTCGGGGTTGTCCTTTGTTATCGATGGTTTTTAGTTTCAGTAACGGCCCGACCGTGGCAACGTGAGCGACCACGGCCGGGCTGCAAAAGGAAGCGTTGCATCAATCAATGATCGCGCTGAGTGCCGTGTCCGCGATGTACCGCGGTTCGAGCATGATGTACATGAGCGTGGCGTATTGCGAACCGGCGGACGCCGCATTCGCACAGTCGACGCGGATGCAATCGAAGCCGACGCTGAGCTGGTCGGCGTTGATCTCGAAATAGTCCACCAACGTCTCCGTATCGGACGTTGCGTTGAACACAATCGTTGACGCCTCGGTTTGCGCCGTCTTCGTGAACGTGCCGACGGCCGCCAGACTGGTCGCGGCTTGCTTGATCCAGTGCGTGCTGATAGCACTCAACACCTGGGCACCATCGCCGCCGACGCTGGTCGCTTCGTACAGTGTCAGCGTCGGGATGTCGGTGTTAGTCCCGGCGGCTTTGATAAACAGCACGCCGACCTTACCGTAGTTTTTCAGCGATACGTAATCGCCCGTTTGATCGGTATCCGTATCCACCGGCAGAAACGCCGGCACGATATTGACACCTTCGACTAGAATGTTATTCATGGGATTGCTCCCCTTTCTATCTGCTTGTTCTATCTGCTTGCCAGTGTGATGAACGGACTGACGTCGTTGTCGCCCTGAGCGGGTGTCAACGCGGAGGCCCACAACGGCTGCCCGTCGGTTCGCATGACGAACTTGAATGTCATCTCGTCATACAGGAACCGCACATGGATCGAACTGGCGGCCTCGATGCCACCCTTGTCGATCAGTTTGTACTGTCCGAAATCGCAGAACGTGATGTCGCCGACGGTGCCGAGGGTCGACGCTTGCTCGATCGGAGTAATGGGCCGGCCGAGAAGCGTTCCAAACGGCGCGCCACTCAGGCCATTCGAAGGCACGAACATCGGGACGCCACCGGTTCCGACAACGTGGTGCAACTTGAAGAGTTGCGGCCAACAGTCTTGGTTGATGAACCACTCGGCCTTTCCGAGACTGCGCGTCCACATGCGGGCGTACATCTTCTCGATGTTCTCGGAAATGATGGTATCGGCGGCCTGACCGGTTTCCTTGGCGACCTGCACCTTGGGGCCGGCGGCGAGAATGCCCTTGGGTTGTCCCGCTCCGGTGCCGCGGAAGATCGCGTCGTCGAGCTTGAAACCGAACACGTTCGGGAAACTTTCCATCACCACCGATTCGAGTGCCACCGAATCGGCGAGGAGTTCGTCAGTCGCGTAGCAGAGACCGATCATTTTGTTCAGATTCAACTCGATCTTTCTGAACTTCGGCTTGCTCGACGTGTAGGCTTCGGCTTCGGCTTCCCAGTAGGCGACCACGCCGCCCCACTGGCTCCCGCTCGCTCGGCTCGTCTCGTCGACGCCGTTCATTTTCAGACCATTGGCGTTGGCCGAAATCGGCGTTACCGAGCATCGAGACGCGAGGACACCCGTCTCATACGTGGCCTTCATCATCTCGGCGGTCGTGTCTGTCCCGACCAGGAAACCGCCGTCGCTGCCGACGCCCTCGGAAAGACCGGAGGCGGCCGCCATCGGACCGATGAGACGCTGATCGATCCGACCGACACCACTGCCGGCATGGGCCACGGCTTGCAGCATGTTGCCGAACGAACTGAAGCCTTCGTGTTCTTGCGGGGCCGGCGACGTCGGATGGCCGGCCGACGGTCGCGGCTGGCCGGGGCGTGGCGGGAGTTCGTGCGCCCACTCGTCGCCCTGACGCAATTGGGCGGCGGATCGCTCGCGGGAGTCGAGGGATTGGTAGTCGGCTTGGCATTGCGTGGCCGTGGCCGCCAGTCCGTCGAATGTGGTCTGCTCTTCCTCGCTGAGGCCGCGATCGCCGTCGGCCTCGGCCGTGGCCAAAATGGCCTGGGCTTCGTTGCTGGCCTGCTCTCGCTGCTCGGCCAGCTCTTTGAGTCGTTTGCTCATTGCACTGTTCTCCGTGCATGTGGGATGCCTGGAGATCAGCGCATAAAAAACCGGGCGCGAAGCGTCCAGGCTGATTGGAAAATCAACCGTGAAACTTCGCGCCCGATGCTCTGCCGGTTCGCGCCGAATCGTTACATCCGCCAAACCCTCGAATCTCTGCCGAGGCGTCCGGCGGTTGCCGTATGTCAGACTGTATTATCTAAGTCTATGCGCCGATGTCAATAGTGTTTTCCAAAATATTACCCCGCCGCCTGGTGATTATAGTAGGGCCGCCCGGTTCCTGTTCTTCTGTTTGGTCGTCAACTCCCGCATGACCTGGTCGAACGACGCCACCCGGTCCACCATGCCAGCCTCGAGCGCCTCGGAGGCCATCACCATCCGCCCCTGCCCGAACTGGCTGCGGACGGTCGAGGCCGGCTTGCCACGGCCTTTGGCGGCGGCTGAAAGGAACTGCTCATAGTAGGCGTCGACCTGTTCCTGCATGTTCTCGCGGGCCGCCTCGGTCAACGGCTCGAACTCGTTTCCCTCGGTTTTGAACTTCCCCGCCGATATCGTCGTGACTTTGACGCCTTCCTGTGCGGCCATCTCCGACAGATCCTGGTGGGTCGCGTAGACGCCAATCGAGCCGACCTGCCCGCTTGGCGACACCACCAGCGTATCGACGGCGGAACCGATCTCGTAGGCCGCCGAAGCGGCAACACTGTTCGCCACCCCGATGATCGGCTTGGATCCACGGGCGGCCCGGATCGTCTCGGCCAATTCGTTGACGCCGAACACGCTCCCGCCCGGCGAGTCGATGTCTAGCACGATCGCGCCGACCGACGGGTTGTTGACCATCTGTGTGAACGCGGCCGAGAAGGCGTCAACCTTCGTCCCTCCGAACAACATCTCCATCAGCCCGTTGCCGGATCGCTGGGTGATGATCCCGGTCAGCGGCAGAACGCCGATGTTGCCTTCGACCTTTGGCATGCGTCTGGATGCTGCCACGAGTTTGTAGCCGAACTCCTCGGACTTGGGCTCCAGTCCAACGGCTAACACGGCCATGGCGGCGTCCATGGCTCCGCTTGTCAATGCCCAGATGTTTCCATAGGTAGCGTCGATGAGGCTGGTTATTCTGTTGCGCATGGTTTGGTTCCTTTGGTTAGGCGTGATTCGATGTCGGCCACCAGCGAAGCGGCAAACGTCTCGGAAAGGTCTTCCAGGAATTGGGGCACGGCTGTCGGATTAGTGGCGACGACTTCCATCAAACTGCGGATCGTGCCGCACACATTGCAAGCGTCTTCCAGTGAGGCAACTGCGACACCGGCAGCGGCCGACCACTCATCCACGACGGGACGCATCGCGGCCAATACATAGCCCATGTGTCCCTGATAGAACTTGTCGACCCACTTCGTAAAGTCGTCAACCGTTCCCGCCCTCGCGTGTTTATTCCACGCATTGCCGACGGCCTTGACTTCCTTGGTAACGCATCGCTGGGCCGCCTCGGTCGCCAGGCGACGGAATGATTCATGTATGGCGTGGAACTTGCGGCCAGCCTCACTACCAGCAATCCCGGCTTGTGCATATTTCTGGAGTGCCACGGCATCCGGTGGTGTTGCGGCGGGTGTCGGCTCGGGCACCTCTCCAACTTGGTCGGCGGGGATCATGTTCATGGGAACCAGCGGTTTATCGCCACCCTCGATTGGGTTCATATCCTCCAATTCGCGGACTTCGTCTCGCAACAAAAAGCCCCACTGAATGCCAATAGCATATGCTGCGTAACGTGTTTCCATGTCGCCGCGTGCAATACCGGCGAGGGTATGTTTGATAAAGTACGGCGAGTTTTCAAAGAATTTTGCATCGAATGCGTTTTCGATACGCACACACCACGGAAGGATTGAGTCGGTCGACCATTCGATATTTTTCTGTTCGACGTTGGAAAACGTATCCCGTTCGTTTTCGTGGATCTTGGTCAGCGGCACGTCGAAGATGCCCGCGATGTCGCCTTTCTGGAATCGACGAAGCGAAACGAACTCCATGTCTTTCAACGGCATGCCGACCGTCGCGAGTGTCATGCCCTCACGCAACAACGCCGTTCGCCAAGCTTTCGTTGATCCGCCGTGACGATCCTCGAACGAATCGAGAACACGCTGCTCAGCCTCGGGTGATAATGGTGGGGCATCGACCGGCCGTTGAATCACAATCCCCGGTTGTGCCCCATTGTCGAGGAACGCATTGACGTGAGCCGTGGCACCCATGCCGACACCAACCGTCTGCCGATGGTAACCGATGACCGACAGGCCCATCGTCCCATCGAACCCAAGCCCGCCGATATGCAGGATTTCCTCGGCATTGTATTGTTCTAATTCTTTGCCAGGATATTCGTAGTCATAAACCAGATTGCCTTGTCGGTCGCGGTCGACTTTCATGTACCGAGACAAGAGCAGCCACATGTCTTGTACACCACCAGATGGCGCACTTCGCAAGTAGACAAACGCATTGCCCCATAGCAGCACGTTTGCCATGATCGCCTCGCGAAACTGGACGGCCGTTTGCTCGGGGTTCGGTTTGACACGAAGCAAGGTGTCAAGCGGTTGCTCGGTCGCCGTGCGTGTCGTCGTCGGCCCCGTGTGTTCCTTGACGTGCAACGGCAACGTGGCGACCGTCTTACTCAGTTTGTTGACGCATGCCCAGACGGTGGCGTAGGTCATCGACGTTTCTTCGGTCACCGCAACTCCGGCGGTCGTCTGTCCGTTCACTCGCGGCTGATACCAATAGTCATCGTGTGCCGCTCGCGACACGGCTTGCGGGCCACGGCGTGGGGCCGTGCGCTCTTGCAGTCGCACCTTGCGGATATGTTGTCGTGTGGTCATCGCATGCCTACTTTATGGGTCTCGTAATAGGAAACACGCTCGGGCGTGCGTGCGTGAAGAGTGGCCCGGCCGAAGCCCATCACCAGGGCAACGATCGGATCAATCCGCTCGCTGCTCTTTTTCTTGTTCGGCTTGATGTTCCCCGCGGCATCCATTTCAGCAACGACATTCGAGGCGGCCCAACGCAAGACCGGGTTGCCACCGGTGTCGAGTGTCCCGTCGATCACCGCAGCCTCTAGGTCCTTCGTCGGCGATGACATCGACATATAGCCCTGGCGATGCTCAAAGGCAGTGAATCCGTCGCCTTCGAGTTGTTGCAACAGTTGCGGCGCTCCCCATGGGTCTGATGCGATCTCGCGGATGTTGTACGTTGTGCCAAGTTCGTTGATATCACGCCGAACAACATCGTAGTCTACCGTGTTGCCTGGTGTGGCAGTGATCCATCCCTCGCGGATCCATTGCAGGTAAGGCACGCGGTCGTTCTTCTCCCGCTTGATGGCGTTGTCCTTCGGAACCCATATCTTGAGAAACGCCCTCCAGATATCGTCTACATTGAAAACCATGGCAAAAGGTGTCAAGTCGATACGACTGGACAGATCGAGCCCACACCAGCACGGACAGCCGGCAAGATCCCGGATATCAATCGTGGACGGGCACGCATCCCATGCCATCATCGACAACCATCGAATGTCCTGCTCGGTGCGGATGTTCAGGTGTAACCGCTTGAACGTGTTTTCGTAAGCCGGGCTGTCCTGGGCTCGCTTGCATTCTCTCGCAAGATAATCCTCCGACACGGAAACGCCGTAATTCGGGTTGGCAGCCTTCCACACTTCCGGATCGGTCCAGTCCGCATCTTGCTTGGCCTCGTAGATCACCGGAAGGAATGCGGCATCCTCGATAATCCCGTCGCGAACCTTCGATGCGTAATCGTGTTTGTCGTTGCAGATACTTCCTTCACGTTCGTAGTCACTGGTTGTTAGGTGGACAACCAACGGCTGTTTGCCTTTGATCGCGGTGCCGGTCATCAGCACGTCGGTAAGATCCGCGTTCTTGTGGGCATGCAGTTCGTCGATGATAACCAGGTCGGGCCGCAGCCCGTGCTTGGTTCCGGCTTCGGCGCTGAGTGCCTTGTACGATCCCTCACCAACCACGACACTATTCTGATAGATCGTGGCCGCTTCGTCCATGTGCGGTTCAGCGAGAATCATCTGCTTGACATCACCGAAGACAAGCCGGGCCTGATCCCGATCGGAGGCGGCTGAATAGCATTGCAGCCCCATGTGGTTGCGGAGGAAAAGCCCGCAGCAAATCAGCGTGGCGGCCATTGCCGTCTTGCCGTTCTTGCGGGGGACGAAGATGAAGCACTCCCGGTAACGAAGCGTTCCGTCGGGCCGCTTCCAGCCGTAGAGGTTGGCAACAATTGCCTTCTGCCACGGTTCCAGGACGAACGCCCGCCGCTCAGTTCCGTCGCCGGGGAAGATGCAGCACTGCTCGATGAAGTCGATTTCGAGCTGCGCAGCTTCCTCCTTGAACTCACAATCGCCAGCCGTCTCGAAAGGATCGTAGCCGGGGATCAGGCGTATCGTCTTCTGTAGATCGAAGTTGATTGTCGGGGCGTCTGTCGCCAATGGTCTATCTCGTTGCGATGAACCTCCGATCGTCATTCCCTCCGGTACAAAGCGGGCAGGCGGCCCGGAGGAAGCCGCTTTTCGATAGCTAGTCTAGCCCACCACTTTGAAGAATCGTTTCTTCGGGTCTTCCTTCTCCACCTTCACCGCCTGCACCCGTCCCCGACTGCTCGGGGTAATGCCCAACTCGGCCGCAAAACTGTTCATCTGTTTCAACGCCGATAGCATGATGTTCAGGTACGGCGATTGCGTCGGCCACTGCGTCTTCGGCGCGACGATCACCGCCCCATACTTCTGGAGGTGCTTGTACGCATCCACCGACAGCGACCACGCAATGCAGTAGCCCGTCATCGTCGACCGTGCCTCATGCGTCAACGTCCCCGCCGCAAACAGCCGGTCACACAACCGGGCCCACTCGCTCTTGGCTTCCTTGTCCAGATGCTCGGGGCAGTCCGGTTTGCCCGGTTCGTACTTCGGCGGATTCTTCTCATGGCTCGGTCGCGACTTGCTGCCGTCCTTCTCGCGCTGTTCCGGTGTTTTGGGTTTTCTGCCTTTCATGCTTCTAGCCGTGGCTCCAGGTCCATGTCTTTCATTCGTAGGATGTTGTCGCGTATGTGTTCGGCTATTGCTCGCATGAAGTTCGGGGGAACTGCGTTACCTATTCGGTTCCAGACCTCCCCGTAAGAACCAACAAATCTATGTCCGTCGGGAAATGTTGCGATTCTTTTTGCTGCTGGTATGGATAGAAACCGCTCACCCTCTGGGTGAGCATGCCGCCGCGGCTCCTTGATTAGCGTTGGGCTTGGCTGATTCCATGCTAGTCGACACAGTCCGTAAGTGTGCGAGATATACTTGCCTCCACCATTGTTTGTGCCTGGCTTCATTCGCAGCAGTGCCTCCCCACACATTCCGCCCGCAACTGGCCCATCGTTCGGAATGCCTTCGAGTGCCTGCCGAACTGTCATCGGTCGCCCAGTCGCCTTCGGATGCCCCGGTTCCACGTCAAGATCATCACGCACACCCACGAAGATCATCCGCTGCCGACTCTGAGGAACGTTGTAATACATCGCGTTCAGCAGCCGAGCCTTGACCTTGTACCCGCTCGCTTTCAGTTCCCGCAAACACTCAGCAAAGATCAGTTTCATTTTCCCCTTGACCATGCCGCTGACGTTCTCCATGACGAACACTTTCGGCTGGAGCCCTCGCAAGAGACGGACGTACTCTCGGAATAGCTGGTTCCGATCGTCGCCGAAGTCACGCTTCCCGGCAGTCGAGAACCCTTGGCACGGTGGCGACCCGTCGAATATGTCCAGTTCGCCCGGCTTGATCCCCGACAGCTCGCAGCACTTCTCGACGGTCAGTGCGCCGATGTCACCGTGGTAGATCGGCGTGTCCGGGAAGTTGAGCCGGTAGGTCTCGACCGCGTTGTCGTCGATCTCGACAGCGAGCCAAACCTTCCCGCCGGCCAACTGATAGCCGAGCGACGATCCGCCGCAACCGCTGAACGTGCTTATCACGTTGAATTTATTTGGGGAACTTGTGGCCACAGCTTGGGCACTCCTGCATTTCTACGTCGTCTGCACATGATTCGTCGAACTCTTTCCCGTCCGCACCCTCGGGTAGGAGGTTGTTTCCGTCCAGTTCGATCCCATTCTGGTCAGCCAGATCGTCAAGTATGGCCTGCAAAGCATCCGACTCGGTCCCGATCTCGGCCAGCAGGGAGCCAAGGGCGTCGGTATTTGCCTCTGCCATGGCGGCCAGCGGGTCGATTACGGCCAATAGTTTCTTCGCTTCGTCCTCGTTGATGTCCAGGATGAGAACCGGCACCTCTTGGTCGGGCGTCGTCTCTTTGCGGAGATGCCCGTCAACCAGCTCCAGCGAGCCGTCAGGGAGCTCGCGGGCCAGAAGGGCGTCGGCATAGCCTATCTCCTCCAGGACGCCCTGTAGGGCCGCCTGCTGAGCTTTGGGGTGGGTCCGCCAGTTGTGAGGCGAGGCGAATAGCTCCGACGCCCGCACCCGGCGTAGCTCTTTGATTCGATCTCTGATGGCTTTCCGGCCTTTCATACCCCCTCCCAGGGGTGTTCAGTCGTCATTGTTCAGATTTTTGGGGGCCCCTTCAATTTCGGCCCCGTGTGTTCGAAGG